CTAACTGGTAAGCCCATAGGGCTCCAATGTGGTGCCCGGATGGGTTCCCGCCTTGGGGTACTGGCTCCGGGTGGTTTAGCTGATAAGGCTGGAGAAAAAGTTTCTCCAGCTCTTATCATCCGATTTCGTTCCTGCTGGGACGGTTCGGACGGGAACAGGGGAGTCTACTCTTCCTGTCCCCAGGTACAGGGCATGATCTTTGTCAGCTTCTGTACGATCCTGAGACGTTCTAATTTCTTTAGACCGGTAAGGATTGATAGGTACAAGGCCCTCGCATAGGAGTCTCGTATCATCTGGGTCTCTTTCTCCCGTTACTGGGAAGTTAAGGCCCGGGCCTAGACTGAAGCTCTTGAGTGACAGTAAGGCCGGATCTCTATATTTCTTGGGTATGAACCCGAGTTCTATGAGACGTATACCTCCTTCTAATCTTTTCTGATAGAAGACGTGTACTCCTGGGAGGGGAAAGGGCAGCCTTGGCCTTCTCCCAGGTGTGGGGGACATCTGCTTTCTAGCAGATAGTGCCTCACCTTTCTCCAAGTCCAGAATATTAGGATTGGGCAGAACCCGTGCCGGGATGGTACGCGCCTGTCTTTTCCCTTCTTCTGTAACTAGGGGTCTGGTATCACTGATGATTAGTTCGTCAGTGAGTACCGAGAAAGGTCCGGTATCGATTTCTTTGATCGCCGGCCTTATATCGTTATCAAGGATTAACTCTTTGTATGATCCTGTAGCGACGTACCTTCCTAACTCTCTTATAGAGATGTTGGTAAAGTGTAAGATGACTTTGGTGAGCGGATCACCCATCATCATCCCTCTGACAAGGCGCACGTTTCTGGTATGTGCGTCTATATCGGAAAATGTACCTATATGGGAAAATATTCCTTTCCCATTAAAGTGCACGATACGTGGTGAGAAACAAGTTTTCACTACGATCTTTTGGAGGAGAGGTGGAATGCCGCACTTCTTCATCCATTTTAACGCAATTATTTCACATACCTTGTGATGCATTGCGTCCGTAGCAGTGACGAAATCCGTACACTCTGCGTATATATCTTCATATATTACTTCTCTAATAAATGAAGATGGTGTTCCTGTATCGGTCTGAGACTTTTTACAGAAAGATTCCTCAGGGTTTTGGTAAAACTCTGTGAATAAGTTCCATCCATGGGCGTCTTTGCCCATTCCGGACTTGCTAGTATCTACCTTCGAAAGAGGATAAGACACTATCTTGTTGACTACGTCAAGCACAAGCTTGAGGCAGATCATACCTTTCGTTACGGTCCGGGCCTTGCCTGGTTCCTTAACGACTGTGACGTAAACCTGGGATATTTCCTCAGGTGAAAGTCTCAATACCTCTTCTAGAGCTCTCCAGAAGATGTACTGTCCGGCTTCAGAACTCTCAAGTGTTATGAGTTCCTCTGTTTTGCCAGTATACAGGCTTATTACCTTCGCGGGATAGCCTGCAGTCGCTTCTGTCATTAATTCG